TGCTGGCCGACATCCGTTGCCTCAGCGCGCATCGTGGCCGCAGTCGCCTGCTGCTCCTGCATGTTGGCCTTGGCGACGTTGGCTGCCTTCTCGTAGGCGGCTTTGGTGGCCTTGTCCTTGGAGGCGTTGGCCATCTGGATGTCGTAGTCGTACTCTTGCTGTGCGCTCTTTGCCTTGGCGTCCGCTTCCTGCGCCTGTGCCAGCAACACTCCTTGCTTCTTCTTGAGCGCCGCCTGCTGGGCGTCGAGCGCCTCCTTGTCGGCTACCCGCTTTGCGTCCGCTGCCTGCTGGTCGGCCAACGCGAGGGACGCGGAGTTCCAGTCACGCTGGATGTTGAGGCAGTCCCCGGCGAGCTTGCCCCACTGGCCGGTGAACACGTCGTGCATGAGCGTGCCCACGTCCGCCAGCACCGTCCCAAAGAGCTTGAGTTCATTCCACATCTTCTGCAACCAGGCGATGAACTGGCCGGCAGCGTCTACGATGCCCAGGATGGCGAGGGCGAACAGCACAATGGGTCCCACCACCAGCAGCGCGAGGATGGCGCCCAGCACGATGAGCACTGGCTTGATGGCGTTCCACAGCGCGGTGAAGCTGGCGGAGTTCTTCTGGATGTCGGCCACCAAGAACTGGAACGCGCCGCGCACCATGTTGACGACGGGGTTGAGGAACGACAGCGCGCCAGAGAACAGGTTGCCCTTGGTGGTGAGGATGGTAAAGATGGTCGCCACCTCTGCGGCGGCTGCCACCACCAGACCGAAGCCAATAGCGACTCCGGCCACGATGGGGCCGAACATGACGATGGCTGCCGTCAGGACGAGCAGCACCGCCACCACCACTCCCGCTACGAGGAAGGCTGCAAAGAACTCCACGATGACGTGGTTCTTCTGTGCCGCCGACAGGATGTTGTTCATCGAGTTGTAGAAGGGTTTGAGGATGCTGTTGATGCCCTCGCCCGACTTGGCGAAGAAGTCATTGAGCGTGGTGGTGAGGCGGTTCCAGGTGCCGGTGGTGGTGTTGTTGATGGCGGCGGAGTCCTTCTGCGCCGTGTCCACCTGGCCGATGCGGTCGAAGATGCGGGAGTAGGTGGCGTCGAACTGGCTCCTGGTCATGCTCATCAGGTCCATTGCGGCGCGGCCTGAGCGCACGTTGAACAGGGTGCCGATGACATCAATTTTCTGCTGCTGCGTCATCCCCTGCATCTTGGTGAACAACTGGTCCATGATGTTTTGCAGCCCGACGAAGTTGCCCTTCGAGTCGTAGATTGCCAGGCCCAGGTGCTTGATTTCGTCAGCCATCTTGGTGGTGGCGGGGTGGGCGAGGTTGCGCATCATGTAGGCGAGGGAGGCACCGGCTGAGGAGGCAGAGCCGAACATCGGGGTGAGCATCGAGCCGAACGTCATCAACTGCTGGAAGCTGACGCCGAGCGCGTCTGCGGTGCCGCCTGCCATGCCGATGAACTGCGTCAGGCCAGAGACGCTCATCATGTTGTTGTAGAAGGCGCCAGTCAGGATGTCAGCCATGCGGGCAGCGGAGAGGCCCTGGTTGTTGAACAGGTAGAACGCCTGTCCCAATAGCTGCGCACCGTCCGTCGCCTGCCCGCCGAGCGCCTGGCCAAGGGTGATGGCTTCGGGGCCGAGTTGGCTGATGATTTGGCTGGTGGTGAAACCCAGGCCACCCAGGATGCGGAACGCGGCGTCCACGTCGGCAATCTTGTATTGGCTGGTGTTGGCCAGGTTGACGATGGCGTCCGAGAGTTGGCCCACATGCTGGGTGCCGTCTGAGATGGCGATGCCAGCCATTGTGGAGGCCATTTCCAGTTGTGCGCCTGCGTCTATGGCGTCTTTCAGGCCCAGGATGAACAGGGCGCCGGCTGCGGCAGCGCCAAGAAGGGACCCTTCGAGGAGGGCGGTACTGTCAGAGGCGCCACCGGCAGCCCCTTTGAGCATGCCCAGCTTACTCAGCACGCTGCCGAAGGCGCCGCCCGTCAAGTCACGCCCGATGATGTCCAGGGCAATGGAGAGTGCGCTCATTCATCTTCCTCGTCCACCTCGAACTCGACCTCGTAGCCGGCTGGGGTGGGGTTGTGGGTGTTGGCCTGGTCGAGCGTATGCTTGGTGACTTCCTCGAAGTAGACCGAGAGCAGCAGTGCCTCGGACTCAGGAAGGTCCTTGATTACGCGGGGACTCCATCCGAACCGCTCGTAGCAGGAGACGCGGAAGGAGAAGCTGCCGGGAGGGATGTGGACTCCGCTACTTCGGGTGCTTCTGAGGCCACGGCGGAGGCTGGAGCGAAAGGGCCGTCTGCCTGCTCCTCCCGCGCCGTCTGCTTATTGCGCAGCACCGTCAGCGCCGCTTCGAGGAAGTTGGAGTCCAGCCGCTCGATGTTTTCGAGCGTCACCGGCAGGGGCGTGCCGTCCGCTGAGGAGAAGGGCCACGCGACGAGGTAGGCATGCAGCACACCGGCTGTCAGCTTGGCGTCGTCCATGCCGTCCACCACTACTCGGCCCTCGTCGGTGACGTGGCGCTGGATGGCGCCCTGCATCGCCGCTTCCTTGGCTCCGAGGGTAATGCTGCGACGGACGCGCAGGGGCACGACACGGCCCTTGAACTCAACACTCAACTCGACGCCGGGGTCGGAGGCAGACACAAAGAAGTCGTCAACGAGAAAGAGGTCAGACATGGGGTACTCCTAGAAATGAATCAAGCCCCTCCACTACACCGAGGGTCGGCGCGGGTGGAGAGGCCCGAATCAGTCCTGTGCCGCAATCCTTACAATTTTGGTAAGGATTAGAGGGTGTAGGCAGCGATGGCGTTCTGAACGGTGGCGGTGAACAGCGAGTTGATGGTCGTGCCGGGGCGGGCGGTGCCCTTGGCCTTCACCTGCACCAGCGGCTTCGAGTTCTCATGGTCCATCTCGTCCCACCCGACGATGGGGAAGTCGAAGATGAGTTCCTCATGGAAGGTGGAGGCGATGACCGGGCCGGTGAACGCGACGTTCACATGGTCGTCGGTCGGCGTCGAGGCGTGGTAGTGCTCGTAGAAGGTGTCCGCATCGAAGCGTGCCGTCAGGTTCAGCTTTGCGGTGCGCTCCCCGAAGTAGATTTTCACGAGGTCCTGGGTGCCGTTGCACGCGAACCAGAGTTCAATTTTCTGCTCCAGTTCGATGTCCAACTCCTCGATGTCGTTGCTGGTCACGCCACCAAGCTGGATGATGGGCGCGTAGCCGGCATAGGGGAGCTTCGCGGTGTCGGTGCCACGGGACGGCGGGCTGCCCATCTTGGTGCCCCACATGCCCTGCCACGAGCCGTCCATTTCCAGCACCTTGCCATCGGCGGCGAAGCTGAACTTGAGCTTGTCCACCACCGAGTAGGGGAGTTGGTAGGTCGCCACGTTGTCAATGGCGCGGAACAGCGTCAGCGAGGGCGGGATGTCGGCCAAGGACAGCGCGTGCAGTTGGACGCCAGCGGACGGGGTGCTCACACCGTCTGTGCCCATGAAGGCGTAGAGGAAGTAGGGGCTGGTGTCGGGGTACCAACTGCCCTTGAAGGTGCCGGTGGCATGGCGCACCGAGTCCACCACCGCGTTGTTGCCGTCGCGGGTGCCGCGTTCCTCACTCAGGTAGACGCGCTTCTTCATGTTCTTGAAGCCGGCCTTGGTGGGGGTGAACACGGTGGGGGTGGCGATGGGCGTACCCGAAGTCGCCTCAGTGGCTACTCCGAGCCATACTTTCTTTGAGAGAGCCAAGAGAGGAGACTCCTATTGGGTATTGATGGGGAACTCAGTCAACACATCAACCGTGTTGGAAATAGCCAGGAAGGTGTCGCCGCCCCACACCACCATTTGCGGTTTGCCAGGGGAGCCAGCCCATTCCATGTCAATAGCCGCCCCGCCAAGGTTCTGGTTGCCCCAGGCGGTGAGGACGATGAGCCACGGGTAGACGTAGGGCTGGAGGCGTGCGAGGGTGGTTTCCAGGTTGTCGCGGCGGAAGCAGTGCAGCACCTCGAAGCGCAGCGTCATCCGCACCCGCCCGTTGGTGACGGCCTGAATGTTCCACTGGCGCAGCGGGAACAGGATGCCCTGGTCAATGGGCGCGCGGTCCACCGGGGTGACGTAGCACATGTCAGGGGTAATGCCCGCTATTTGCTGTGCGCAGACCGCGAGTTGCTGCTGGATGGGGAGGATGAGCGAGTCAATGGGGGAGATGGAACCGGCTGGAATGGTCATAGTTAGGGCACCGTAACCGCAGCGGCGGTCCAGACATCAATGGCTTCTTGCGCGTACTTCGTGGCCCAGTCGGTGATGGCCTTCAAGTCGTCGGTGCCAGAGCGGTACAGCATTTGGGCGTGCCAGCGGGTGTAGGTGGACTTGCCGAGCGGCTCTGTCTCCTGGTACACGTCGTACTGGCGGTGCCACGGGCCATCGAGTTGCTGCTGCGGGTCGAAGAACACCTCGGCCAGCGTGCGCTTGGGGTAGGAGTGGTCCACCCCGCCGATGCCCATTGCGCTGCCCTGGAGGGTCCCGGTGTCTACCGGGGTCCGGTCCTGCACACGCTTCTTCTGCTCGTCCGCAAGCTCCTGGGCGTGGTTGGTCCAGGCGTCCAGAATGTCCCGGCCTACGAGAGGTAGCTCCCAGAGGCGGGCCGGGATGTGGACTTCGACATACACTTGGTCAGTGGTGACGTTGGCGTTGTTGGCCACTGGCTACCTCGCAAAGAAGTAGGTGTGGCGCATCCGCTCCAGCAGTTGGCAGACATCCTCTGGCATGCCGGAGTAGAAGCGGAGCGTGCCGCCATACTGGCTGTCTGCTGGCTTGTCGGAGTAGCCGGCGTTGCGTTGCTTGTAGTAGTGGATTGCGAGCCGCTTGCACGCCCGCACCGCGTTCTGCGGCACGAATGCGAAGCCGAACACACCGGCTACTTGGTAGTTCTGGACGCCCGTGTAGAACGGCAGGCCGGAGATGCGCACGAGCCGGTCGCCGGGGAGGGTGTTGTCGGGCTGGAGCAGGCAGTCAACGGTGATGTCCTGCGTCTGGGTCGAGCCGAGCGTCCAGGTGCCGTTGGCGCCTTCGAGGACGTTGTAGACCGTCTCCAGCACTTGCGTCACTTGCAGGCAGTCGTCAATTTGGAGGTACTGCCCGTCGCTGCCGGAATACTTCCTGGTGGCGGGGGACTGTTGGGTGCCGTCCTGCTCGAAGCGGTAGCCCAGGAAGGCGTCAATGTCTGCCTGGGCTTCGTTGATGCAGTCTTGCAGAAAGGCGTCGTCTTGCGTCTGAGTGGAGGGAATGCCGAGCGCGAGCTTGACATCCCCAAGGCCCACATACGGGTTGGTGGTGAAACTCACGCTAGTGTCCCTCCAGGGCACTAAGCCGTGAGAGGCCGAAGCCTCTCACAACTCGGTACTCCGTTCTCAGTTTAGACATCCGCCGAGGAAAGAATGACAGCGCGCTCGTTGTGGAGCAGTTCGATGTCGAAGTCGGCCACGATGCCGAAGCGGCGCCGACGACCCATGTCGTAGAGCGTCGGGTCCACAACCGCTTCCGGGCGGCGCTTGTAGGCAATGGCTGCCCAGCGCGGAGCCACCAGGAACGCCTTGGACACATGGATGCTCGTGTTCTCCACGATGGCCGTGTTGTTCTTGGCGCCGGGGATGTAGTTCGTGACGATGATGCGGCAGCCGTGCAGCGCACCAACCTCGCCGTTGAGCAGGCGCTCAGGAGCCGCCCACCGCAAGTCCTGACGAGTGTTGGCGTCGTTCAGGAGGTCGGCGTACTGCTGCGGGGAGATGTAGGCGCGGAAGTAGCCATCGGGGAATGGCACGTTGTTCGACTGCTGGAGCGCGGCGATGCCGGACAGGAGCAGCGCATCGGAGAAGATGTCGCCGGCCACCACGTTGGCGCTCGTGTGCCCGTTCGGGTACACCTGCGTCATGGGGCCGCCGCCACCCGGAACCGAAGCGTTGTAGAGCGCGGCGAACGCGCCCTCGATGCTCAGGCTCATCGCGTACGCGAGGCGGTCCATCGTCGCGGCGATGCCATCGTACTTCATGCGGTCGAGGGCTTTGCGCGTGATTTCGATGGTGGTACCGAACTCAACCGGCGTCAGGGGCACGCTGGACGCGGTATTCAGCGCGTTGATGGGCATGTCAGTGCCCTCAGTCAACGCCACCGCAGCCGCCAGGTCCGGCAGGATGGGCATGTAGACCGTGTTGCCAGCGTCAGGCGCCAGCAAGTCGGTGTTGACCACGGCACTCTGCTCAAATACCGCACGCTTGCGCAGGTTGCGTTCAATCTGCGCGGCCCAAATCTGCGGGATGAGGGAGTTGACCGTCGTGGTCGTGGTCGTGGCTTTACGGACCAATTCGTCCGTGGCGAGACTCATTGAATGGTGTTCCTTCTCAGAAGTGAGAGCTTGAAGTCAACGACTACCGCTTCTTGGACTCTGCGACAACGGCATTCGGGTCGCCCCAGAAGGTCGCGTTCCAGAAGCCCACGAGGGCATCCTTCTCGTCCTGGGTCAGCGCATACGGGTCCTCAAAGTCCACATCGTGGGCTTTCTTGACGAGGTGGCTGATGGGGTCCGCCTCCAGGCTCGTGCCCTGCGGCGCGGCCACCGACACGCGGCCCACACCCTCACGGCTCTCGCTCAGGGCCTTCTGCACCGCCTTCTCGACCACTAGCTCCAGGTCCTCTGGAGCGGGCGACGCCGGCTGGGCTGCTTGGCCGGCTGCACGCTCGGCTTCAAGCGCCTTCTCAGCGTCAGCGAGCAACTTCTCAACAACGGGGTCCATGACTACTCCTCAGACTGGGCCTTGGCCGCAACAACAACCGCCGTGTCATTCACGGGGTAGGCGGCGATGGTGGATTCCTGCCACGGGTCAATATGCTTGAAGGTACGTCCCCCACCGACCCGTGGCTCGTACTCGGTGAGAATGCCGACCCAGCTAAAGCCGCCGACGTTGCCCTTGCGGACGGAGCCAGCATGCTGTGGTTCGGTAACAACGAAGCGGGCATAGATGCCGGTGCCCGTGCCGGGGAATGCCTCGAACTCAGCCGGGTCGGTTGGGTGGGTGACACTCTTGAGGACCTTGCCGTCGCGCACGATGGCGGCGCGCTGGCCGTGGCCGATGGGCAACGCCTTCATGGCGTGCTCAGACGAGAGCGGCATGCGCCGTGCGGCGTAGCCATCAATGGCCGGCAGGAAGGCTTCTGGCGGCACGATGTCGTGCTCAGAGTCCTCCTCCTCGGTACTGACCCAGCCCTCGATGATGGCGGTGCCGTCCGAGGCACTCCATGCCTTGGCCACTCGTAGTCCGGCTTTCGCTACGAGGGGTACCTCAGTCAGGTACACAGCCTTGGAGGCGATGACGGCGCCTTGGGCACCGGGCACCTCAGACTCAGCGCCGGAGCCAGAACCCGTCATGTCGCGCCGCGCGGGGTCGCCGGCAAACGTGGTGTCAGCCGCGCCACTGGGCGCCTCGTCGGTGCCAGGCTCCGAAGGGGTCCCCGGCTCGCTGCCACTGTCGGGCGCGGAGCCAGTGGCGACCGGAAGCTCGAACGCGCGTGGCGGCATGAAGCGCAGCAGGTGGTTCTCGGTGGCGAAGCGGATGAGGTGCGCGAACTGCTCACCAGGTTTACCTTCGTCAGCCTCCATGCAGAGGTCGAACGCGGCGTCGAGCACTGCGGCGACCCGGCGACCGGGAAGGTCTGGGTGTCCGGTGCCCTGGTCCCCACCTGTCCAGCCAATGGCCGGCAGGGCTTTCACCACCGAATGGTCATGGCTCACGTTGCCGTCGCCGTGGTCGTGGGGCATGCTGTGCCCGTGCATGAAGCCGTGGGCCTGCGCGGGGAGGTGGCGTGCGAGGTTGTGGCGCTGTGCGTGCTGGATGACTTCGCGCTGGTGCATCGAGCCATACTCGCCGTCTGCCGCGCGTGCCTTGTCGTAGGCCATCTGCGTGAGGCTGCCCACACGGCTCATGCCGTGCAAGTCGTCCTCGCCGCTGTCATTGCCGTCCTCGTAGCCGACAGAGGCTTTGGCGGTACTGGGGAGCAGCTTGGTGAGGCCATGCCGTCGCGCGAAGGCGCGGACCTTGGCGCGGATGGCGTCCGCATTCCCGCCCTTCACACGGCCTGCGAGGTCCCATGCGGCGCGCAGGTGGGCACCGCTGGAGTACAACGGCTCCTTGTGACCGGGCGCGGCATACGCATCGGCGCTGTCACGCTCAGTCTTGGTCATGCTCATTGTTCGTCCTTTCGCACTCCGGTGCGCTGGAGAGACTCCACCGGGCCACGCGGGGCATGGGGGGTGGGTGGGAGCGGGTGTTGCTGCTCGTCAGCCTTGGCGTTGGGCGGCTTGGCTGGCTGCGGGCCAACCTTGGGGAGCTTCTGCCGCACCGTCTTGGAGTCAGAGCCGGGAATCTTCATTTGTTCTGGCTGCTGCATCGGGGCGATGTGCATGCTGGCGAGCGGTTCCAGGTGCGGGAACTTCTGCCCTTCTCCGGTTGTCACCCCGGAGAGTTGGAGTTGCTGCATCAGGCCGGGGAGCATCGTGGAGTCAATGCCGATGAGCGCGTAGAGTTGGGCCAGCGCGAAGTCGTTGACCATGTTGACCGGAATCCACGCGGAGCCGGTGAACACCATTGGGGTGTTGCCGCCTGGCTCGTCGGGCAGGCCCTTGCGGTTGCGGATGTGGTTGACGGTCCAGACGCCTTGCTTCATGTAGAGGTCGTCAATTTGCGCCTGGAGCAGTTCGTCGCGGGAGTCTATTTCCTCGTAGCCGAGTTCGAGGTCCTTGTAGCCCAGTTCGTCCCAGAACAGCCGGTGGGTGATGGTGTCGCAGATTTCGTTGAGCACTGGCTCGACGCTGCGCTTCTTGAAGGTGTAGGAGAGGTTGTAGCCGTTGGACTTGTTCACGTTGTCCGACTGGCCGGTTTCGTTCTCCGTCACCCCAAAGACGGCCATCATGCGCGCCTGGATTTCGGACAAGAGCGCCGGGGCCTCCAGGTCTTTCAGGTGGTAGCCGAACGGGGTCCACTTGCCGCCGCTCTGCGCGCCACTGGCGGTGAGCATGATGCGGTGCTGTGTCTGCGCCTGGCTGTTCCACTGCGCGACCGCCTTCTTCAACTCATCGTCGGAGATGGGGCCTAGGTCGTAGATGCCGAAGGGGACATTGCTGTCGTTGAAGCGCCCGCCGATGAAGGCGAGCATGTAGTCCTCAAGGACGGCGCAGGTGAAGATTTGCTGGATGCGCGAGCTTGGGTAGATGGAGTTGGTCTGCGGGTCCCGCTGGAACCAGATGACATCCTCTGGCAGCCACGCATGCACCTTGTCCTCGCTGCGGATGGGCACACCGTGCGCGTCGAGCATGTCCCAGCCGAGCAGCTTGCCGTGCTCATCGAAGTCGGACTTGACGCGGGCGGCGTCGAGCGGCCACAGGTTGGCGGGCTTGCCGAGCGCGTTGCGTTCAATTTCCCACGCGGCCCAGCCCAGCGTCGTCATGTCGCGGGCGGTCTGGTAGATGAGCCGCTTCCACGAGTCGCGCGGGTTCGGCTGCATCAGGAACTTGGTGACGTGGCGCAGGTGGCTGTCCGGCGCATCCTTCTTCGGGTCCACGTTGCGCGGGTTGAGCGGCACGCTGACCACATAGTCCACGATGGAGTTGACCAGGGAGGCGGCGGTTGGCGTCTTGAGGACGACTTCCCGCATCCGCTCTGGCGTGATGAGCATGCCAGCGTCGGCAGACTGCGGGAGCGGTTGGCCGTACTGGTGAGGAGCGTTGACGACGTAGGAGGAGAGCGTGCCACGGCTGGCTTTGACGACTCGCTCGATGGCTTTCTCAATCAAGTTCATCGTCAGTCCTCGAAAGCGAATAGTTCCGCAATGGGGTCGTAGCCTGGCTTGGCCGGTACGTAGAGGGGCTTTTGGTGCAGGCTGACCGGCTGGAAGAAGCCAAGCATGCGGGGGATGAGGGCGAGGTGGGCGACCAGTGCGTCCGCCATCACGATGTCGTCGTGACCTTTGCGGGCTTCCATCTTCACACGCTTGCTGGGCGTCACTTCGTACTCGAAGTAGCGGTACTCGTCCACCATGTCGCGGTCGAAGGGCATCGCCCAGCGGTGCTCGGACATGAGGCGTGCGAGTTCCTGCACCACCTCGTACTTCGCCTGGGAGCCGGTGAAGGCGTAGCCCTCAGCGTTGATGTCAGCCAGGTCCTCGACCACCGACTCCGCGAGGGTGGTGGCGTCGAGCAGGGTGCGGGCGTGGTTATAGGAGCCGTAGTTGCTGCGGATGAGGCCCTTGTAGAAGGTGTAGCCGCGCTTCTGGAAGCGGTCCTGGCGCACCTTCACCACGAGCGAGGGATTCGTGCAGTCCGCAACCGAAGCCACGAAATAGTCTGAACGATTCGCCAGGTCCACCCCTTGTAGGTAGCGGTGTTGCGGGTCAGGAGCAACAGGAAACTGGTCATAGGGGTATGCCTCGTAGGCGGCTTTGATGTCCTGCCACGGGAACACCGCCATTTCAGCGTCCGGCCACTCACCCAGGTACTCAGTGCGCCACCGCAGGCTGTCCTCCCCGTAGCGTGCCTTGGCGCGTTCGAGGCGCTTGCGGTCGGCATAGGGGTTGTCGTAGCTGGTGAAGTGGAAGCTGCGGTGGTCCTCGTCGCTTGGTCGGTGGTAGGACTCGTAGAACTCGCCCTGGCCGAACGGGGTGCTCGTCTTGATGAGTGCTGAGTCAGCCTGCCTGCCGGCTACGAGGAACATTGGCTCGATGACATCACCGAGGATGCCTTCCTTGAAGAAGGCGGCTTCGTCGGCGTAGCCTCGGTGGCAGACGTGGCCACGAATGTATTTGGCGGAGTTGGCGCCGCGTGCATGGATGCGGGTGCCGTTGACCAGCTTGATGAGCGGGAACGGGAACTCGACAATTTTGCCTTCTACGAGGACGGAGAGCGGAGACGGCTCGCGGAAGTGGCGCGCTATTTCATTCCAGACAATTTTGGCCTGGTCGAGCGTGGGGCCGAAGCAGTAGACTTCGCGGTTGGAGTGGGTGGTACCGTACCATGTCCCGTCCCAGCCAAAGCTGGTGGACTTGCCGAATTGGCGCCCGGTTACGAGGTCGGTGTCCGCGACGATGCCGCGCAACACTTCCACCTGTGCGGGGTGAGGCTTGGCGGGGGTGCCGTCAGGATTCTTGAGGAGCTTCTCGATGAACGCTACTTTGTCGTCCTTGAGGCTGCTCAGGTCCAGTCTCTTGCTGGGCAAGGAGAACCTCCAGGTGGCGAAGCTGCGTCTCGTTGAGTTCTTCGAGCTTGGCGATGCGCCGGATGTAGCCAGCGTCGCGCTTCGTCTGTCCGAACATGGCGGTCCCAACCAACCACTCGACGTAGATGGCGAGTGCGGAGGCGACGAGGTTCCACCACAGCAGCAGTGCGGGGTCGTGGGTAAACCAGATGGTGAGGGTGGCGAGGGTGAACAGGCCGATGAAGTAGGGGGTGCGGATGACCGCTTGCGCCTTCCATGCGACCCACTCTTGCGTTGTCAGGTTGTCGCCCGTGAGTGGGTCCTGGTGCATGTGACGAAACCTCGGTAGTTGTTGCTAAGTACCTACAATTCGCAACTGGGGGAAGTCTCCTGGCGGGGCCTAAACATGCCCACATTCGTCGGCGTTAGCAGCCAGCCGAACCAGGCTTGGCTCCCCCTAGAAGTTCACCGGAGGTTGTTGCACTCCGCGCAACGGCGACCTGGCTCCTTCCTCAGAAGGAGACAGGAGTCTCGTTGTGGTACTCCGTCCGGTTGCCCGCGCCGTCAACACCTACCCAGTCCTCCAGGTTCTCGCCCTGTCCCTTCGTGGTGTAGACCAGTGTGTACTTGCCGGAGCCAGCGTTCGTAATGCCGGAGCCAAGCGAGAAGTTGCTGGTAGTGCCGTCAGGGAAGGTGACAGTCGCGGTGACGGTCACGAGGGTGGAGACAGGGTTGCCGTTGGCATCCAGGGCAGTCATCGTCACCGAGATGGTGGTATTGGGGTTGGCCACGGGCGACTCCCTGGTGAACGACAGCGTGAGCGCCTGCTTGGAGGCGAAGGACAGCCGGAGTGCGGCTGCGGCCTTGGCGAAGGTGAGCGCGAGTTGCGCGACCGTCGCTGTGACCTTGAAGTGGAAGGGTCCAGGCGTCAGGGTGATGTTGGCCGTAGCCGTCATCGTGCGCGTCGTCACCCCAAGAGGGTTGATGTGCGCGGTAGCGGTCTGCGTGCGGAGCGTGTGCGCGGTGACGCGCGCCGTACCAGCTTGGGTGCGGGTGCTCAGGCTGGTGACGCGGGCGACGGCTGCCTGAGTCCGGGTCGTGAGAACGGTGAGCCGAGCGGTCGCTGCCTGCGTATGCGTCGTGGTGACGGTGACGCGGGCAGTAGCCGTGCGGGTCTGCTGGCTCTTGGCCGTCACGCGAGCAGTGGCGCTTTGCGTCCGGGTGGTGACACCCAAGGCGGCGATGTGGGCAGTGGCGCTTTGCGTCCGTGTCGTGGTGGCCGTCAGACGGGCGGTAGCCGCTTGCGTCTTGTCCTGCACCACTGTCAGGCGGGCGACAGCGGACAGGGTGTGCGCCGAGGTCGCGGTGACACGCGCCGTACCTGCCTGCGTCCTCGTAGTCTGGGCCGTGACCCGCGCCGTGGCCGTCTGTGTCTTGGTCGTCGTGACCAGCGTGGTGATGTGGGCTGTAGCCGACTGGGTGCGCTGAGTCGTGGCCGTGACGCGAGCGGTGGCTGCCTGGGTATGCTGCGTGGTCGCAGTGACGCGGGCTGTGGCAGTGGCACTACGAGAGGTGGTCGCAGTGACGCGGGCCGTAGCGCTGGCGGTGCGAGTCGTGGTGACAGTCAGGCGAGCCGTGGCTGTCTGGGTGTGGACCGACGTGGCCGTGACGCGGGCAGTGCCAGTCTGCGTCTTGGTGGTGTTCGCGGTGATGCGGGCGGTCGCGCTCTGCGTCTTGGTGGTTGTCGTGCCACCGAGCGAGAGTTGGCCGGAGACTACGCTGTACTGGCTGCCGGCGCTGACCGTCTCGGTCCAGAGCACCCATGCCGCGCTCCCGTTGACGGAGGAGCAGGCAGAAATGCTGTTACGGGTCTGGGAGGAGGACTCAAGCGTCTGCCAGGTGCCCCAACTGCCCAGCGCCCAGGTCGAGCCTTTGGTGAACGTGCAGTATTTGACGTTGTTGCCGGCGCCGGAGTCAATGACGAACAGGTAGACGTTGCTACTGCCGTCTGAGACGAGCGCACAGCCACTCGTGGTGTTGGGGAAGGTCAGGCCGCTGGTCGGGACGGTGGGCAGCGCGGAGAAGCTGCTGATGGCATTCGAGACAACGGTGCCGACCACCGCTTCAAGTTTGTTGGTCGAGCGGTTGATGCGAGCGACGATGTAGCTGCTGCTGTCCGCCGCCACCGCGTCCCAGTCGCCAATGGCGGTGTTGCCAGAGGCAAAGACGTTGCCGGTGGTGGTCGGGTTGGCATTCGCGTAGCGGTAGGAGAGGTTGGTGGACGGTGGGCCAGCACCGTTGCCGGCCAGGAACAACAGGTAGCCGCCCGCACCAGGCAGGATTTTGCGCGAGGGGGCGGAGCCAGCCGCCGAGAACCACGTGGTGTCGCTGCCCCAACCGCTCGTCCAGGCGGTGCCGGAGTCGGTGTTGGTGGCCTTCGCTCCGTGGCTGTCGCCCTGCTCCTCCCACTGCATGTAGGGGTTGTTGGACGAGTCGAGCGCGAGGGCCGGACCATAGGGAGCGGCTCCGCCTGTCGTGCTGCCGGCACTAGAGCTACTGCCCCAGGTGAGGCTGGTGGCGGAGACTTGGACGCGGACGGCGTAGGCGGTGCTGGAAGTCGAGAAGCCGACGTAGAACACGTCGTGGGTCGAAATGGTCTGCGGCCAGACCATGAACCCACGCCCCTCGGAGGAGTGGGCAGCCGGCAGGGTGAAGGTCGCACCACTCGTCGCGGTGGTCCAGGCAGTGCCATTCCAGTAGGCGGCGTTGATGGTGGTCGTGCCGGAGAGCCAGAACACCCACCACGTCGCGTTATTGACTGCGTAGACGAGGTGCTGCCCGTTGCCGCCAGTGCCAGAGGCGAACGGCTGGTTGCCAATGGAGGCGGCGACGCTGTAAGACATCAGCCGCTCCCCTGGCTAGAAGCCCATCCCGTAGCCCTGTTTGATGAAGGTGCGGAAGTCTTTGGCAGAGGCGAGCGCCTGCGACCCCTGGTATATTTGCACGAGTTGGTGAGAGTCCGTGATGGCACTGCCGAGTGTGTTGGCGTCAGCGGTAGACATGTTGAATGGGGCCGCTTCCAGCCCTGCCGCGCCCACCGTCAAGTACCACTGGTACAGGTCCTCGATGCGCGCCATGACGATGCTGAGTTCGCGGAAGGTGTTGCCGAACTGGCTGTTCACATCGGCCAGTGTCATGCTTGCTTGTATACCAAAGGCCATGTGTTACCCATCCAATCCTATGACGTGTCGCACGCCGTCCGCTTCCCAGCCGATGACGTAGCGGGTATGGACTGACTCGCTCCACTCAGACAGCGGCTCGAACGTGGTGGCGTCTACGTCCTGGGAGCGGGTGCGCGTCACCAGGCGGTAGTAGACCAATTCTGGCTTCGTGGCGGGAAGTCCCTCACCAGACCAGAACTCATGCCCACCCAACTCGAAGTGCCCGGTGTCCAGGTGAACCGCCGCGACCGGCTGGCCGTCTGGCCCACAGAGCGCAAAGGCCGAGAGTTCGGCGCCCTGCGCGAGCAGGTGCAGCACGTCCGAGAAGGCGGAGCCGTGGTCGGCTAGTCTCGCCTCGTCGTCTGGCGCCTGGTCGTAGGTGGTGCCGTCCACGAAGAAGGCACGAAACTGGTAGGCGAGCATTAGTTCTCCGAATACTGGAGCGTCTGCGTGATGGTGGCGATGTCGCCGGGGCCAGCACTGCCGCTTGTCTGGAGTTGCGACACGAGGTACTGCGAGTAGCCGGCTGCGGTGATGGACGAGGTGGGGCTGGCGGCTTCCGGGCCGGTCGTGCTGAACAGAACCGCGAGGCCAGAGCCAATTGCCACCGGGGCCGATGTGTAGTCGGTCGTGAGCGCTGCATTCGCGCCTGTAGCCGGGGTCGCGTAGGTGCTGGTGACGGTGCCCTTGAGGGTCAAGCCGGTCGCCAGGGCGCCAGCGGGCGCGGTGCGCGCGGACCAGAGGCCAGCACTGACGCTGCTAAAGCTGCCGGTGAACTTGCCGTACTGGTACTTCGAGAAGCTGTTGTTGCCAGCGGTGATGGGCGAGGACGAGTAGGCGGTGCCACCATTGGCGGTGTTGTCGTCCACGTTCTTGTAGTTGCAGTCGGTGGGGTAGTGCGTGTCCGCGCCAAAGCCGGAGCGGGTGGTACCGTGGAGCGGTGAGCCGGTCTGCGCGCCGTTGTCCTCGCACCAGTTGAAGGTTGCAGCCATTAGATGTGAAACCTCCGCGCCAGTTCATTTGGCGAGACGAGATGGGGTTCCTGCGCCAGCGGGCCAAGCCAATCAGCCAGGCCAGCGGCAATGAGGTAGCGCGTCGCCAGGTCGGAGCAGTCGTAGGAGTTGGGCTGGGCGACGTAGAAGGAGAAATGGAGGAGCAGGCGGGCACCAATGTCAAGAACATCGAGGAAGCCGTATTTGCGGCCCACCTGCTGGAGAAGCCACGCGAAGCCGTCGTCCACACGCGCGAAGTAGGGGAGCTTGACGGTACGTGCGGAGCGGTCATTGGGGTAGACGCGGACACCAGACCAGTCGGCGGCAATGTTGTGCCCGTCTCCCACGTCAATGGCGACATGACAATAAGGGCCGTTCGTGCCCTTGGCGATGAGGTTCCCGATGAAGTCGTGAGGCTGGTAAAAGAGTAAGTCGCCCCGCATCGGCATGCTCCAGTAGTCCCAAGTCATCCGGGGGTGTAGCTGTGTTCCAAGCCCTTGTCGCACCGGAGACTAGTCCGTCTTGCAGGCGCAGGTATGTCCTTGGGGCTGGGGCGAAAAGATGACCCCGCCGAGGGAGAGTGGCAGGGTCGGGACTGCTTATGCGCGAAGCCAATGGTAATTCGCAGTCAGTGGTGTCAATGCACCTTACTCTTTCATCGTAGCATATGAGAGGCCATCATTTTCATGTGAGAACCTTGTGGTGAGGATGTCCGTCTCGGAGGTAGCGCGAGAGCGTGTTGACGTGGACATGCACCTCTCGTGCAAGCCTAGCCACCGGGACCTTGAGGATGCGTGCTTTGTACCGGAGGTCAATGAGTTGCTGCTCGGTGAGCACGGGTGGCCGACCCTTGCAGAAGTTACCCTGGTGGCCCTTGGCGAACCTGTCGCGCATGTTGTCAGCATGTGTACCGAGCCAGAGGTGGCGCGGGTTGACGCAGGCCGGGTTGTCGCACCTGTGACAGACTTCCATCCCCTCGCTCACCGGGCCACGAAAGAGGCGGTAGGCTACACGATGCGCGCCCTCGCTCTGACCACCGCTCATTGCAAAGCGCCCATAGCCCTGTCGGTCGTGGAACCCTGTCCACTCCCAGCAGTCGTCCGGGCCAAGCACAACCACCTTCTCCATGAACCGTTCTTTGACTGTCAACATCGGTTCCTCCTTCTGAGTAGACATTACCACATGTGAGAGCTAAAAGACAAGAACCAGAAGCTACGAGAGGTGGGGCATGGGGAGGGGAATGGGCCGCAGAACCCCCGTCTAATACCTCTCGTAGGTCCCGACAATGGGCCGAGAAGTGGTGCAGGAGGTGTAATTTGTGAGACAAGTACCCATCCCGCCACGCCCGCGCACGCCCGCGCCGAAGCAGGCGACCGGCACACGCCAGCCAGCCAGCCAGCCAGCCAGCCGCGAGCACACACACACGAGCACATGTACCGCGTTACCATAGCGTGGGGTGCCACCGCGTGGAGGTCGGGTATGGATGGCATGCTCTTCC